ATTGCGTACACGTATAGTATCTAATATACTATTATAATACCGCCCCGCCAAGCCGTACTACAGCTACGCTACCTAGGGTATATAAGAGTTATTATTACTTATTTGGAACTACTGGTCCCAACAATATCGTTTTCTGTAATATTAATCATAACTTTGTTGTTTCCTTCACTTGGATGCTTTTCTATATTACAACTATGCATTTCTCCAGTTTCTTCTTTCATATACACAAAGAATTGAGCTGTATGTTTAACAAGACTGCCACCATATTGAACTTCATCACGTCCATATTGATCAGGATTGCCATAGACCTGATTGGTGAATAGAACGGGGCAGGATAGCTTCTCAGCCATTCTTTCTATCTGTTGGAGGTGACGGCCCAAGACTGATGAACGCTCTGTGAACGTCGTTCTGTCGCCGAAATCTTCTGAGAGGCGGAAACGGGCGACCAGAGAATCAACAATGACGATGGATGCTTCATCAAATTGATTACACACAGCCTCATATGAATTCTCTTGCCGATCCAGATCGTATGCTTTGACTCTGTGAACTTTGTTCAAAATTTCTTCATCACCATCAGCCAGTGCTTTGATTCTCTCTGGTCGGAAACGATTCTTCTCCGTCTCGATATAGATAGCGTCCTTTTCTGTCTGCCTCACGCCTTCCACAAGAGCTTTCTTGCAAAGTTGCGTCTTGCCGGACCCATCCGAGCCATAAATCGATACAACGGCTTCCTGCTCCCATCCTCCCTCAATGCATTCATCGATTTGGGGAATACCAGTGGAAATCGAATCGTAGTTAGCGTATTCTTCTTCAACTTCAAAACCAGATTGGATGATAACTGCCGATCTGTTTGCCTTATCTTTAAATTCCTTTGCTCTCGAACTACTCACACCTGCTTGTTCAATTGTAGTAATATCGGCTTCTGCTAGGTCACTCACGGAGTTGATCCCAAGTTCATTGAATTTTTCTACCTTTTTAGGACCAACGCCAGAAATATCAGACAATTCTTTTGCCATTGTATCTATTACGGGTTTGTCGCAAAAAAGCGTTCCGGTTGGAGAATTCCATAACGAAGGAGTTAAGTATGTAAGTGGCGAAGGTAGGGTTGTCATGGTCGAAGTGACTGAATCCACGCTGGAAGAATTGAACGGAATTGCTGAATCCAAGGGCAAGGACGAAGAGTACGTCATTGAAAAATTCAAGGAGAACTACGAGGAAGCCGAAGAACAGACGAATTATAGCGGTGAGCGTCTGGAAAGTTTCGCTGTCCGTATTACTCGAAGCGATATCACGTCTGAAGCGCGTATCCCCGCTAACGAAGTTCTGATCAAGACTATCGGTATGAGTCGGATCTTCAATTGGGATCAGCGCGACGAAAACGGCAATGTCAAGCGAGATGGTAGCGGTGAGCCTCTAACGAAGGATGTTCTGGTCGCGTTTGGCCTTGTTGATCAGAATCCCAATGAAGACAAGGGACGCGAACAGGTCGCAACTGTGTTCTTTGACGAGACGGATGATGTGAGTCTGACCGAAGCGCAAGAAGCGTTTTCGGAAATGGGCAATCTCGTCACTGGTGAATTCAGCGTTTCAGATGGTGATCTGGAAAAGTATCTCAACGTTAACACTGTTGAATCTACGGATTTCGATGTGGAAGAACCCGACGACCGAGAAGAGGTTCTGTCGGATATTCGAGGTGCCATTCAGGAAACCACCATCGAAGATATCGCTGATAACCTGAGTGCAACTGAGCGGAATAGTCAAACGGGTGAAGAATTCGCTGTTGGCTTCGGCGTTGACATGCGTGTTCTGGAAGGTGATATTGTTGATGCTTTCGCCCGTGACAATGGTGATTCCCGATTCGGAATTTACACTGTCCGGGACGAAACCATGTTCGATGATGAAGATATCATCGGAAGCGATGTTCAACCCACTCTGGACGACGAGAATCAGACGCCCGGTCTGACGTGTTGGGTTGATCCTGATCAGATGGAATACGGCAGCGGTTCCGTCTGTGAATTCTACGGCTCTGTTACTCAGGGAGACGATGGACAGGTCACGATGAATATCTTCGGAATCAATCCGATCTTCGAGCGAGAGTTTGACGGGTACGTTGACGACGGCAGCGAAGAGGATGGATATGATAACGACGATGAAGAAGTAGAAACGAATTCGGAAGTTCAAACGATCTAAGAGAAAATAAATGGCCGACGATGGAAAAGTTGATTTGGATATTTCTTCGGGAAATAAAGCGGAAACAGAGAACGAAACCAAGACCACTATGGCAACTGACAATTCAGAACTAGAATCTCAATTGAATCGCCTTGCGCCTGATTCGATTGGCGTTGAAGAAGCAGCAAGCAGTGAACACACTTGGAAAATCATGGTATGGGCCGATCCGGGTGCTGGTAAGACGCACTTTGCTTATACCATGCCTGAGCCTGTGTGTATTATCGACACAGAGGCGAAAGCCGACGATATCGCTCACAAATTCAAGGATAAGGAAGTTCGCCTTTGGCAGCCTTCCGATTTCGATGAAGCTGTTGAAGCGCGTGATCAGGCGCTTGATGTGCTTGAATTGTACGAAGAAGAAGTTGGAGAGAAGGGAACGCTCGTTGTTGATTCAATGAGTGATATGTGGGAATGGTCGCAATACAAATACATTGATGAATGGTATCCGAACACCGCTCCTGATCAGGTGAACCTCGATCTTCAGGATTGGCAGAAGGTGAAAGATTATCACAACAAGTCTTTCCGTCGATATATCGAGGAATGCGATTACAACGTCTGTTGGACTGAAATTCGGAAGGACGACCTTGGAAAGAAGCTGGAGGAAGGTCTTGAAGAAACGCCTGATAAGCCCGGTGGTGAAACCAATAACAAGTACAAGGTCAATTCGATCATTCGTATCCGGAACGACGACAATGGCGTTCCTGTCGGTGATCTTCAGAAGAGCGGCCTTGTTCGATGGAAGTATCTTGGACTCACGCGCCCGACGTTCAATAAGCATAAGGAAATTATTGAATCGGTTGAAGAAATTGAAGCTGATGAAGATCGGGATACTGTTGAAAGCCTGAAGGAAGAAGTGAAGCCTCAGTGGGACGTTGGATTCACCGAAGCTGATCTGATTGGAGGTAAGTAATATGCCTTGGGAATACTTTGGGGAAATTACCAATAGCGAATCGTATGAAGCAGGCGAATCGTTAGCCAATGCGTTAGATTCCGATCAATTTCGTTGCGTCTACGAATATGCTATCGGTGAAGCTTTCATCGAAGTGAAGTCGGATGTTGGTTGGTATGAAGAAGCTGTGATTGATGAAGAAGAGTGGGATCACATTGATCAATTCGTTGATGCTCTGAATAGCGACGAATATCGAATCGTTTATGACTATGCAGCAGAGAAGAAAGTTGTGGAGTTTAAGATCGAATAATGTCTGAAGAAATCGTAAGAGCCAGCTTCGGAGCGAAACGTTCGGATATTAATCGAATGGTGGATGATGCTACGGCCGCATTCGATGATAAATATGATCAGGCTTACATCAATGTCCGTTCGGATGAAATCAATCTGATTGCCAATGCTGGAACGGCTGTTGCAGCGTATTCGACGTATTCCGATCCGATTATTGGTGATATTCAGGTTGATGATTCTTTTGAAGAATCTGGATCTGAAGCTATCATCCGTGTGAGTGAATTCAAAAACTACCTTAATTTCGTCGGAGGTAGTTTTGTTGATGTTGAATTCTTGGGAACGGATGATACTGATGATCGACTTGCTCGAAAAATTCATCTGGATGGGGATCTGGAAGCAACTATCTACATTCCTTCGAGTCAAAGTGATCTAGAAAGTAAGATGTTGACTGCCGTTGATCTTTACAATGATGAAAATGAATTCATCAAACCTAGCAACGGTGAAACGCTTTCAACGTCGTTCGGAACTAATGTTGAAGCTCTGAGCAAGATCGTTGAAGTTGCTGATTTTGACGATATTGTTCTGAAGAATTATCCTGTCGTTGTGGAGAATGGCAAACTGATGCTCCATGCACAGGATAAAAATGATCGGAACGAGGTTTCCGGCGCTCTGTATTCGGAAAACCTTGAGGGTCCGGACGTGTCGAACACGTATTCGCGTGGCTTCGAAGAGCTATTCAGCACGATTGACGGTAATGTGGAAGTGATGATCGAACAGGATTCGGCTATCTCCATCGTCAAAGATCGAGAAGGCTTCACCAATCGATACGCGATCCTCCCCACGTCGTAAATGAAAACAGCAAGCGAAGTATTGTTTGGCAGCTTCCCGCGAACAGTCGCGGGTGCAAAAAACGGAGAACTTGGACAGTTCTTCGTTCATTCAGAGTCAGAGTTTGATCTTTGGTTCAATAAGGTTCGCCCGGAGAGGAATCTTTACAGTTCGATTTGTAGATTCCGAGCGGATATGCGACCTGTATTGGATAAGGTTGCTTTCGACTTTGATAGCCCGATGAAAGAAGCAGCTTTTCCCGGTGAAGTAACAGATCGGGAGAAGATAAATAAAATGCGGGAAGATCCTGATCTTTGTGAAGAAGTTCTTGGTGACGTATGGGAAGATGTTGAGAAGTTGATCGGGAAATGCAAAGAAGAGGAAATTCCGGTGATTACGGTCTTCTCTGGTATGGGTTTCCATTGTCATATTCTTTATCAGGAGCGTGTGAATCCTGTTGAAGAAATATCTACTACTGTCAATTACTTCGTTGAAGAATGCGATCTAAAGACGTGGGACAGAAAGGTACGTGGTGATGTTCGCCGTGTTCTTCGTGTCCCCAATGCACAGCGTATGGAAAAGGTTAGAGGAACCATGCAATCTGCTGGCGTTTGGACAATTCCTCTTTCGGAAGAGGATGTTATGTCTAACACCATTCATGAGATTCTTGATCGGGCTTCTTCTCCAAAAGAATTGGAAATGCAAGACCGATACAAGGAAGAGAACCGTCCTTCTATGGAAGTAAAGGAGGGGTATGAGGTTGAAGATCCGGAAAGCATGGCTACTGTTGATCTTGAGAATCGGGATATTGATTTCGAGGTTGACGAAGATGCACGATGGATTGTTGAACGTCACTTCGAAATGCCTTGTATGAAGGAGCGAATCATGCGTTCTAATCCCGGACATATGATTCGTTTCAACTTCGCTGTAAATATGTTCAACTTTGGTTACAAGCCTGAAGAGGTTCTAAATATCATCCGGGGTTTGAATTGGATCGACTTTGACGAAAAGAAAACACGTCGATTCCTCAAGCAGATCTATTCTAGTGGTTATTCGGATTACAAATGTGAAACGCTCATGCGTAAAGGATATTGCGTTTATGATCAAGAATCCGAAGACTATTCTGAAGATCCACAAGACTGTCCGGCCCATGATTGGGCCGGGGGCAGTTGCGATTGGAAATAATATTCTTATCTATTGAATTTCGCAAGCCTTATATTATGTGTGCCACAATAAGAGTACGCAGGCGCACAATATGACAAGGCAAAATCAAGGAATTCCGGCGATTTGGAAGGCGGTAGGAGTAACTTTCATTGTTCTCCTGATCGTCACATCGGCGGTATTTTATTTCTGGCTTGGTCCGATGATCTTCCAACAGGACCGTCAGACCGGAAAGGAAGTGGT